ACTTTTGGAATCGGTCTCTTAACTCATTTATTTTTACTTGTTTCTGAAACTCTAGAATATGGTCATTTATTTGTTTTTCGTCATCAGTCAACTCCATACGATACATGAGTTTAATATCAATAAGACGTGTCATGTTCATGTAGAACTCTGTGCCTTTATGAATAAACTCTTCGTATGTCATCAGATAATTCCTTGGGTACACAAATAGTGTAGTGTGTCCTTCATACTCCCTATATGTTGTGTTCCATATGCTACCTGGGGATAGGTTGCCTCTTCACCAAACTCTGCATCAAATGCCTTCTGGTCAAAGTGTTCGCCTAGTTTATACTCATGAAACTCACCACCAAGTGCTTTCAGGAGCATACCAATACGCTCACACTCTTGACTTCCGTTAGAATAAATTACTGCTGTTTCAGTCATAAAATTAGTCCCTTTGTCTCCAATCGTCAGGTTTTTCTTGATTAAACCAGTCTACAATTTCATCAGCACTACCAAATCCAGTGCGATGATTTGATGGGTCAGGGTCACCCAGTCCCATAATGTTCATGAAGTCGTCCATACTACCCTCAACCATATCAGGGTTAGCAGCACGACCTCTTGCTCTTTTAAGCATCTCTCTGGCAGAAGTATTTGCCTTCGCAAGTTTCTCTGCCCACACCATTTCTTCAAGACCTACTTCTTCTTGTAAGGCAATCTTCTTACATATTCCTTCAAGTCGAAGACGATACTGAGTTGATAACATATCAATCCTTGTTATTCTCTATGTGGTTATTTATTTTTGCCGTCAATTCCCTTGCTAGTTTAAGAGAACGACGATATATTAGATATTTTACCACAGGGTTTCTGGGATCATTAGTCAACAACCACACTCTTCCTCTGATATAGTTTGTTATGATACCAATTACATAATAAAAAGCAGCAGCAATACTCTCATCAGTTACGATAAAATATGCTGCTACTGCAAAGAGTAGAAAAAATATGTATTGAGAAGTCATTAGTTAAACTCCTGATTTCTCCTCTCATCCAGATAACGGATGATTTCGTCTCTCCATTCCATCAACTCATGAAAACACTCCTGATTGTGAGCACATTGACGCAATTCGTGGTCTGGTTTTAAGACGCTTTCATAAAACAAACCCAGTGCATCTCTACGCTTTTCGTGCTTTTCGTTCATGAATTGTCTCCTGTTGTACTATTTAATCTACTTCTTTTTGGATTTTTTGATTTCCTTAAGAATGTAGTTCTTTGCAGCAGTATAGTTCTGAGCAGTATGCACTATAGAACCATAGTTAATAATAGCAAACTTTTTGGAATTGACAATAGGAATCGCAGCCCACATGCCATCATTTGTTACATAACCCTCTGGATCTCCTGCTTTGTCATCTAGTACACCAGGGCGCTCAATGAAAGGTTTCTGAAATGTCATCAAAAGAAAGAGGCATTGACACTAATAACCTTGGCATTAGGATTGCGAGCAAGTGCTACTTGACGGGCTTCTTGATAGTCACGGGCATGAACGGTTTCTTCAAACACGGTGCCAGCAACGTAGAGTTTGACTTTGCACTTCATGGTGGTGTTCCTTTGATTACTTTAGTATTATAGCAGAGTTGGGGTGATGTGGGGATAGAGTGTGCCAGTTTCAGCGGCGGACCACAGACACGGCAGGCATACCCTGGTTGAAAACGGTGTCAACGACCGCCTGAACGCTCTTGGCGGTGCTGATGCCCACTTTATCATAAACAGGCACACAGACCAGTCCAAAGGTCTTCTGAGACCCTCCCAGACGGATCACACGACCGATGGACTGAGAGATTCCGATGTAGTCCATGTTCCGCATAAAGAGAACTGCTTCCAACCCGCTCACGTTGATCCCCTCGCTCAAGATGCTGTGATGGAGCACCACGAACTTCTTAGAAGGATCCTTGCCCCAGGCGTTGAGAGTGTCAAAGAACACCTCACGGTTGACCTTCTGACCGTCAATCACACCACCAGTCTTGGCAGTGATATACATACAGGAGTAACCACGCTCTGCCAGTTCCTTACGGAAGTCAGACTCACTCAACAGTTTGACGATCTGCTTGGTAGAACGAGCACAGATCAGAATCTTACTTAGATTGTTGTCGTCAATGGTATCCAGCAGGTTCTGCGAATCACGATCAGCAATCATCTGCTTGTCCTGAACCATGTCCAGCTGCTTCACCACAACCTTAGGAGGAAGGATATAACCCTCTTCTACCAGTTTAGGAGCAGGAACGTTGCAGATCACATTGCCATAAACCTCAGGATCATTCATCCCAGGTTTGGAAACAGTGAGAGAATGCTTAGGAGTAGCAGTGAAGAAATAGCAGCGAGTAGCAGTAGAAGAGAAGTGCTCCGTAGCAGGGAAAAAGTTACGTTGGACCGAATTGTGCGCTTCATCAAAGTAAATGCAATCAACGTTGATGTCTGCCTCCATAAGACGGGGCAGAGAATGGTAGGTAGTGAAGATCAGTTGCTTACGATATGCTTGCTGACTCCAGTTACGGATGATAGCAGGACGAGTGCTGCTGAAGTGATGAGTCTCACCGCTATGAACGTGCATCACTGCAACTTCAGTGTGAAACTCAAGAAACTCGGCAGAGAGTTGCTCGGCAAGTAGAATACGAGGAGCAACTACAACCACGATACCACGATCACAGGCATCAAGATATTCTTGAGAATCCTTGATCATGCACATGGTCTTACCACCACCCGTAGGCACGATGACCTGACCCTTGTCGTGCGCCAGCATTGCAGTCAGTGCGTCCTGCTGGTGGGGGCGGAGTTGGATCACAGGTCTCATCGCGTATGAAACTATTATAGCACAATGGGACCTCTACCGATGGTCCCTGTGACGGTTTTCTAACTGTCCCTTTAAGAGCTCAGACTCTCATCTTCAACCGGGACAAAGGTAGTCTACAGGGATTATGAGGTCTTGTCAAGATGCCTGATATGAACCATCTATTGTTGTTCCATTTACAGATCCTTGTACGGTATAATTTGTTCCTGTTATTGCTACTCCATTTTGATAAGATGTTGAGAATCTATTTCCTTTTGTTATTCTTGCAGATGCATCAAGATCAATTGTTATAGATCCAGTAGTAGTATTAATTTGCATAGCATCACCACCATTTGGATTTGATAATATAGTGTCTGAACCAGTTCTTGATGATGCATTAGCAGGTACTGGATCCATACCATTAGAACCGTTGATAGATCCTTGGACATCAATAGTTAAATTATAAGTTGCAGAGTTTAAAAATTCTACTGCTGGTTTATGAGGATCGAAAGATTCTGCTGCTGGGGTGTATTCTATTTCAATGAATCCATTTGTTGATGTTGTATATGTTGACTGTGTGGAGAGGGTTAATATGTCTGAACGATATTTGGATGCTCCTCCAAGACCACCATCAGCATATTTTACTATTGTTGGCCCAAACTGAAAAATATTACTACTACGCTGATTAAGCGATCCTACTGGTCCTCCTAATCCACCAGAGGCACCGCCACCACCACCACCAGATCCAGCAGCATCTCCACTACCTTGTACACCATCTCCACCATCGCTAGTAGATATTGCGCTAGTTGTACCTGCAACAAAAGGTGCATCTCCTCCCTGATGAGCGAATCCTGTAGTATTTGGAGTATTAACAGAGCTTGCATCAACATACTGCGCTCCGCCGCCACCTCCACCGCCGCCACCAAGAACTGCTATCAGCGTATTATCGAGATAAACGTAAGAGGCACCACCTCCACCTCCACCTCCACCAGATGAACCAGTTGGTCCATCATCACCACCTGTTCCACCACCATTAGAACCACCAGTACCTCCTGCAGGAACTGCCGTTTGTCCAGAATTTAATCCATCACCACCCGCACCTCCAACAACTAATGTTAAAGTACCAGAAGTAAAGTCTGAAAGTTCGAGCTCTGCATATCGACCTAAACCACCTGTAGCACCAACTGATTGTGGTGGACCACCATCAGTACCACCATCTCCTCCTGCACCACCAGCAATTTTTAGTGTAATATCTGTACTGGATGGAAGATTAAAAGTATATGTTCCTGGAGTAGAATATGTTTGAGTTGATATTCCAATTGTTGGTGGAGTTGTTTGGTAATAATAACTTGAGGAAGAATCGCAATCGCCAGTAATAGTAAATGTTTTTACAATATTTTTTCCAAGATTATTGTTCCATCCACTAAAACTGGATACCGTATTCGATGGAATAGCAATATTTAAATCTACAACACCACCAGACTGGACTAGATTGTAATATTTGATAGTATTTCTAAATTGTGATGCATGTAAATTTAAATTTGATGCAGGAACACCATTACTTAATGGACCAGAAGTTCTATTTTCTGTAGAATCTGGAACTATAGGATTTGTATTAGTTATATCCGTGTTTCTAATTAACTCTGATGCACTTATAGATCCAGAAGCAGTTTCTTTAAAGTTGGATCTTAAAGATGAAAAAGATATGGGACCAGAATTATAAAGAATAGTGTTATTGGTTGTTACCGATCCATCGACCATTGCAACCGTTATACTTTGAGTATCGGTTACTCCGCCTCCACTTGCCGTTAAGGTATATGTTATAGTTAAAATTTGATTGGATGGGGATAAACCAGTATTTACTGTTTGTGTACCACTCGATGATACAGAACCAACACCTTGATTTATTGATACAGTAGTGGCATCAGAAACATCCCACTGCAATTCCACATCATAAGTTCCATCAGACCTTGGATTTGGTATTGCTCTAAAATAATTAATCTCTGGAATAGTATAACTGTAATTGATTAATACATATGATGACGTGGCAGCAGAACTCAAAGATTCATCAATTAATGTTGCTACAGAACTATCATATCTACTACCTCCACCATTGCCACCGATGGAACTCGAAGTTTGATCTAATCCGGGAAATCCACCAGCACCGCCAGGAGCTCCACCGGCACCACCGCCTCCGCCGCCTCCGTCACCAGAAACTCTACTAAAACCAGTTGTTCCATCACTAAAATTAGCAGCGGTAAAAGCACCATCAACGAAAGACCCTGCATTACCACCATTTCCACCACCAAAACCCCAAGAACCACCACCACCACCGCCGCCAGCACCAGCAGCAATTATCCACTTACTATCCGTATCACTATAAATGGCCGATGCACCACCTCCTCCACCGCCAGTTCCAGAACATCCAGTTGCATAACCACCATCACCACCATCAGCAACATCTGGAGAAGAACCACCACCAGTAATCCGATCAAAACAACCGCTACCCTGAATAGCAGATGTAGTGGGAGAATAGCTCGTTAATGTTATTCCAGTAAAATCTGCTAACTGAAATGTCCCTTGTCTTGCACTACCACCCGAACCGCCAGGACCACTAGTGTCACTACCACCAGATGCACCAATACCACCTACTATGGATATGAATATATCATATGCCGATGATGGAATTGTGAGTGTTTGTCCGTTTGTCTGAACTTGAGAATATGAACGGGTAGCCATATCTTTACCTTACAAATTAAAGTAATGCGAATGATGTTGACCCAACGCCAACAGCATTAAACACTAATGTGGTTCCTTCTACGTATATTTGGATGGCAGTGGATCCAGTGCTAACAAAACCCTGGGGAGCAGTAATAATTCCTGCTGGATTCGAAAACAGGAACCCATTGGCAACAATATCACCAGTTACTTTAAGATTTCCAGATACTGCCAAATTATTGGTATTAATATCGCTGGTTGCCTGACTATATCCAATGGCAGCTTTTCCAAGATATGCCGTCTTTCCAATACCAGATATATCTGATATTGGAGAATTGGTTCCTATTCCTATTTGAGAATCGACGTGAATCTCGGCAACACTACTAATACCAGTATTAATATTTAAATTGGTGGAAATTATACTTGGCAGAACATAATCAGATGCACTTATTGTTCCTCCAACGGAAAGATTATTATTCACATATAGAGCACCACCAGTTGTTGTAATGCCGCCATTAGATGCAAGAGTGGTAACACCAACAACAGAAAAGTTTCCATTCGCATTTAGACTCATTATTTCGGTAAAAGTGCTTCCATCCTGCCAGGAGAACTTGCCAGTTCCAGAAGAACCATTACCATTCAGTAAGAAATTAATATCACCAGCATTATCGTTATTGATGATATCAAGGTCGTTTGCAGAATTACCGAATCTAATTACACCAGTGCTCTTACCTACACCAACAGACTGACCTATACTAATTCTTGCCTGTCCGCTATCAGAAATAACTTCTACAAGAGAACCAGATGCCTTTCTAATCTGAAGTTCCGATGTTGGAAGTGCCGTTCCGATACCAAGTCTTCCACTATTTAATGAAGTTAAAGCAGTTCCGCCAGTTCCTACATTAAGTTCCGTAGTTACTGTTGCAATACCAGATGCACTTACATTAGATGCTGATACATTGGTAACAGTAATACTAGGACTTCCTGTAAGATTAGATGCCGTAGTCGAATTGCCAGTTAATGGACCAACAAAACTAGAAGCAGTTATAATGCCCGTTGGTTTATTGATGTTAGTTGGTAACTGACTATTTGTAAGAGTGCCTGAAAGTTTGGTTACTGATAAAGAACCATCAAAACTAGTAGCAGTTAGAATGCCAGTTACTCGTGCATCACCATTTACTCTAAATTCTTCTGGTGGAGTAGCATCTGTTGCAACACCTACTCTGGATAATGTATGAAGTCCTACACCACCATCAGTTGTAGTCCATGCGGTAAATGCATATCCAATAAGATTATCAGTTGTGCCAGAATTTCCTACCTTTATCTGTCCTACGGTAAGAATACCAGAAACATCGGCATTCGTTGCACTTAAAATTCCAATGGTTCCAATACCAGAATATAAAGTTCCAGTCGTTGTCAGACCAGTAACTCTAGTATCTCCATGAACATTGAGCAGATAGTTTTGTGGGATGGAAGTTCCGATTCCCACAAGACCATTTGCATTTACAACGAAGTTATCATTATCAACCTGAAGACCAGTTCTAAAATTAAATGACTTACGAATATTTGCCATTATAGTCTTTTTAGTTATTTATCAGATAGTTTTTGTCCCAATGTTTCTACCTTGCTTGAGAGTTCCTTGATTGCCTCTACAAGAAGAGGAACAATCTTATGATAATCAACTGCAAGGTATCCATTATCTCTGGTTACAACTGCTTCAGGCAATACTTTCTCAATTTCCTGTGCAATCAAACCAACATCATGACCTGACTTATTAGACTTCTCATTCCAATCGAATGTGTTACCACTGATAGAAATGACCTTTGCAAGAGGATCATCGATAGGAACAATGTTGTCTTTCAGTCTTTCATCAGAAGACCAGAATGCTGTAATGTCGTCCGTTACACTCAAAATACCAGTTACTGTGGTATTGGTGCAAATAGCGACTAAAGAACCAGAAGTGGCACAAAGTTCCAAATCACCAGATGTTGTTGTGATTTCATCGGTAGAAGAATCGAGTTTGATTCTACCAACCTCAATTGTATTTGCATTTATAGTTCCTCCAACACCAACACCACCAGAGACTACAAGTGCGCCAGTTGTATTACTTGTAGAACCAGTGTTGTTAGTAACCTTCATCTGTCCGATGGTCAGATTGGCAATTCTGGTATCGCCGTTAAATGTTACTGGACCATCAAATTGGGATAATATTTGATTAGAAGGACCACCCTCAACTACGATTCTTTCTTTAACAGTAACCTCATCAAATACTGCACTCAATCTCGATGGATTTTCACCAGTAACTGTAGGAACTGGAGTATCAAATGTTGTTTCTTCACCAGTAGCAGCAGACTTTCTTTGGTTTCCAATGAAGAAGTCTCCACTGTTGTTCATACCAGTATAAACAACAATACCAGCAGATCTTTCTTGTGACTGAACTAAAAACTCTTCTTTTTCTGGGAGTGATTTAACCTGAACTTGTGGAAGACCAGTTGAGTAGTTTCCAGGACCGTAACCAAGATACTCAAATGTATGTCCTGAAGCACGAACATAGGATGGTCTACGGAACTCAATTGCCTTTGGTTCTATCTTTCTAATAGTTGATCCAGAATCATGAGCAGATTGTCTTGTAGCCAGAGCACCACGAATAACAACCAGTTGATTGTTGTTGACACCCTGAAGAGTATCATTTGCAACCCTCATAATCTCTTCATCAATCTGAATATAAGAACCAAGAGGGAATCTACTCATGGTTCCAATACCAGAGTCTGGAACAGATACGGCAAACTGTGTTGTTGTTGCAGTAATTCCAACCCCAAGTGTTAGTGTTTCGCCACCATAAATTGAGAACGTTCTCTTGGAAAGATTTTCTGCAGATTTATCGGATGTTCCAGAGTTTGCGGAGAATGCATGTCTCAAAATATATCCAGAAGATGTTGTGATTCCAGAAATTGTGATGGTATTAACACCAACTCTCGAATCAACAATAAAATCTCCAGTGTTATTATTGCTAGAATCAATAATTCTCACACGGTTTCCAGAAACCAGTCCGTGTCCAGTTGCAGTAACAATGCCAGTTGCAGTATCAGCAGTAAAGGCAACGGATTTGCCTACAACATATGCATAATGATCTGAAGTGATTACGGGGTCACCAGTTGTTCTGGCAACTGAAATTTGAGTTGCGGATCCAACGGCAGTAATACGATGATAAGTATCTGATGTTGTTCCTGCACCAGTAAACTGAACTACATTGCCAATTGCAGTGGAAATGCCCGCATTGGTAACTGTGAACGTTGCATTACCATCTCCACCTATATCTGCAGTGCTAAAATATAATGTACCAGCACTATAACCAGAACCTGAAGAAATAATAGAGGCATCTGTAACACTTCCAGAACCATTTACGGTAACTCTTGCCGTTGCACCATTCCAGGTTCCAGTTGCAGATCCATTCAGAAGTCTTACATTAAAATGATCTCCTGTTGTATATGTTGAACCAGAATTGCCAATTTCACCATAAACAATGCCCTGAAGTCCGTGTCTTCTACTAAAAGTAATGTCTGGCGTTGTTGTTGCAGCATCAGCAACAGATGAAATATCAAGACCAGTGCCAAGTTTAGTCACCAATTGATCGACACTTTCTCTAGTAATACTCTTCTTAAGGTCATTTGTTACAACTTCACCTATAGGAGAAACCTTTGCATAGGATTTTGCAGATGCTGGATTGTCATTAACATTGTCTCTATCAAGTTGTGGATAAAGGTCAACAACATTCTGACCATACTTCAGGTTTGTAAATTCTTCGGAAATAGCATTTCCAGAATTTGCAACATAGAAATGATAAATTCCATCACGCTCACCATCAATATACTCTTGGATTACTTCATTTCTGTAAACATATAAGTTTGATTTCAGATCAGATCTCTCAAATCTTGGTGAAACGTCAGTTCTAATTCCAGTATTGTTTGATGATGATGTTCCAGGAACACTGCTAGTTATGGAGTAACTAAATGTCATATCATCAACAACAGTAATCGTATGATCACCGTTATATCCACTGTTTGCGGCACCGACCGTATTAATAGAATCGGTTACGTTACGAACAATGACGCTATCGCCAGTTGTGAGATTGTGAGGAAGTTCGGTTCTTACTGTTGCCGTTGGATTGCTAAAAGTGCAAGTTGCAATGAATCTTGGATTTCTATTGTAATCATAGTCATCTGCAGCAGTAATTGTAGTTTTATTAAAGTCAGTATCATCAGTACCACGATAACCAGTGGAACTAGACTCCTGAATGATATATCCATCTTCAGGTGTTTTAGAATTAGAAAGTTCTTTTGGAACTACTACTCTGACTTTATAAATTCTTTCATCAAGGCTTCTTGTGTCTGGAATTCTCTTAATATATGATGGTTCAGACGTTCCACTAAGAGAAGAAATTGTGGAATAAATTGTATTTCCAGTTGCTTCAGTAATAATATACCACTGAGACCCATCCCACTGAACTGGATGACCAATATCACCAGAAATCTTGTCGGATACTCTACTCAGAACTTTTAGATTTGTTCCACCATAAACCGTAATTGGTGAATCATTGTTTGCATCCGATTCTGATGCTGCCAACTTAAATGTTGTTGTGCTTCCACTTGGAACAATAGCATAATAAACTGTATTGGTTCTCAAATTCTCTGGCAGATCACCATCATCACTGATAATGATTACTTTCTCTCCAGTTGCCAATGAATGGGTTCCAGATGAAAGTGTGAAAATATTAGAGGATGGTACTCCAACAGAATATTCTTTGACAGAACTGGTAGCACCATCTGCCATCAGAATATTTGCCGAGTATTCTGATCCGCCAACATTTAAGTATAATTTATCAGAAACTTTGGCACCAACTCTATATCCTTGTGTTAGAATTGGAGGGGTAACATCTTCTGAAGTAAATCCTTTAAGATATAATCTAGTTGTACTGTTTGATGCATCATAATCAATTGTCAACCAATCAATATTTTGTTCCGAACCAGTGATTGCTCTTGGTGGAATGATATGAGTAATATATGCCTTATCATCCTTCTCAAATGCTTCACTCTTAAATCCATCAGAGGTAAGTGATATCTGACCGAAGTTGGAGTTGGAGTTGGTAATCGAAGCATCTCCACCACTCTGACACTCAAAGTGCTTATTAAATCCAATTGCAAATACAGAAACTACCTGAATAAATGCATCATTCGTAACTTTAATATGTGTAGATTCCCATCCGCTTCTATAAATTGCATCGGGATCTAAATGATATACTGTTCCCTTTGATGAAGAATTACCTGCCAGTGCTCCACCATATTCTGGTGTGATGGTAATATTGTCACTATAATCTCTTGCAGAAGGGACATACTTTACAAATGCCCTATCATCTCTTTGTAGTGATACACCAGTAAATTGTGCAACAACCATCGAACGGAAACCAGTTGCCTTGCTTCCATCGGCGTGCATACCATTCATACCCCATATAGAACGCATGGAGATGTTAAAGATATAAGGAGATGCACCAGATACGCTATCAGTTTCTACTGTTACATATTCATTTCCACTGATGACTCCAGGAGTTGTCATCGTTGCAGGTGCATAAAGTAAGTCAAAGTAGAACTTGTTTTCATTATTCGCATCTACTTCACTCACTTTTGTGCTGACATTATAATTTGTATCTCCATTAACAGGAGTTACACCACTGATGCGAATTGGCGTTCCTGCCGAAAGTTTGTGTGGTATTTCTGTGGTTACAGTAACTCTATTGGTTACTACACCACCACTTCCAGCCTCAATACTGGTGATTTTGATTGGATCTGCGGCAAATGCTCCAACAATTTCGTATTCTGGTTTCTTTGGCTCAAATCCTTTTGGAAGTGATGGAAACTTATCATCAATATCTCTACCAGATCCAGTTCCATATGCGACAGAAAGTTTCGCATAATACATCCCAAGGTCTGTAATATCATAATTCTGAACCTCATTTACACCATCGGCATACTCAAATGCTGTGAGTTTGTGGTGAGAGAAAGTTGGAACTGCTTGGTTAGTTTGACCAAAGTTATTATTTTTTGTATAGACAGTTTCGAGTTCATTTCCATCAAAAATAGAAAACTGCCACATGTAACATGCACCAGTGACTCTAAAGATTGCCGAGTTTGGTGTGCTATCTGTTGGGTTAGGAATATACTTTGGACGAACCTTGGTCTTTCTTAAATCAAGACCAACGATTGATACACCTCTAGGAACAATCGCACCACCATGAACACTATTAAATCTATAGAGATGATTGGCGGATTGTGTTAGATCAAAGTTTGATTCGAGAGATAGATAAAAATCTGCTGGAACTACTTCTGCGGTAGATGAGTCGGAACGAATAACTTTTGCGGTTCCACTATCATTAAAAATCGACCATCCTGGTCTGTTATCAACAATGTGCTCTCCAGGCATCAGGAGAATAGTGGTCTTCTCCGTCTCGTCGTTACTATTTCCTTTGATATATGAAAATCTTGCCGCCTCAATCAGTGCTCTCTGAATGGTCTTAAAAGGACGGGCAAGAGAATTACCAGTATTAAGAATACTATCAGTTGAGTCCAAATCTGCTGGACTTACATACAGAATACGACCTTCTGTGTTCTTGATAAAATTATCTAATTTATTAAGTGGCAAAGTTCCGCACCATTAACTTCTTCTATCCTTTATTTATCCCATCAAATCTTCCTCATCATAGTAATATACTTCATCATCTGGCATATCTTCAGGGTTCTCTAACTCAACTGGAAACAAACAAGGATGCACTTCCTCATCTATAAGATAGAAAGAACTTCTGTATAAGTCTTCTGGTTCAAATGATGTTTCTTTATCTGCGAGTGCTACTAATTCTTTGTCTTCTAAATGTCCGTCAGGTAGTTCATCAAATGTGAATGGAACCTGATTGATAAAATACATCTTCACTATCATACTGTGGTCCAAATACCAACAGTATGCAGTGTCAATCTTATAAGACATATCGGATGCTTTTTGTCTTATTTATTTTAGTGCGAGTAGGGAGACTTGAACTCCCACGACCACAATGGTCAACAGATTTTAAGTCTGGTGTGTCTACCGATTCCACCATACTCGCAAGGTGCTGGTTGTGAGGATCGAACTCACCTTAGCCCGATTATGAGTCGGGAGCTTTCACCAGAGAGCTAAACCAGCACGGCAAGTCCATTATGTAATAACCTATGACAATTAGCACATAATGGAACACATTTATCAATCTCCTCTTGTAGAGATTGATATGACCCAGATTTCATAAAGTGAGATATCATACCATCTTTTTTTGATGGATCTAGATGATGCAAGTCCATGACGCATTGGTCATATTTAACTTTGCAAATAGAACAAGGTTTGTCTTTGGCGTTTTTCACCATTTGTTTTCTCTTGTTCCATCCAGTTTGTTCTGACTTTGGCAATCTATTTTTGTTTTGCCATTGTCTTTGATATTCTCTTTGTTTATCTGGGTCTTTATAAGGCATTGGGTTAAAGATATACCAAGTATATTTATAACCCAAAGAGCCTTAATGGGAATACTGGGAGTTGAACCCAGACTAAGCCCTTATAAGGAGCCCGCTCTAACCATTAAGCTATACTCCCGTGATGAACTTACTGAGCTTCGTTGTTATCCTCAGTGTATATTCGATAAAAATCATCATCTACAGGTATCATAACAGCGGCAGTGCCATCTTCCTTTACGATACCTATGTGCTCTCCGTTTTCTACCCTTCCGAGAAGAGAATCAAAATTCTCTTCCCATTCTTCCACTGTAAACACTTCCATCAATATTCTTCTCCCTGAATTGCCAAGTCGGCATATTCGATTTGATCTTCATCAAGATTGGCAGTAACAACCTCAAGAACATTCATAAACTCTTGAACGGTGTCACACTGAACCATCTTTTCGTTTCCTTCGTCGCTCAAAAGAAGGAAAGAGCGAGTGCAGACATCAATGACGATGCCGAGGACAGATTCTTGTGCGGTGCCCATTGGGTGTTCCGTTGATTACCCACATATTATAGGGCATTTAGACGCTAGTGTCAATGCCGACTGGGGGTGTGGGAACCACAATTGGTGTTTGATTGGTGATAAATGTTCCATCAGACTGATAGGTGGCACCGATGCCGACGAAAGAATCTGTCGAAAGTCCAACTACTTGATGTCCTTCTGGTGGACTCCATTCGCTTTCTCCATCCCAGACAATGGTGTTCACGACCAGACCGTCACCATCAATTACTGCATATCTCATATTTGATAAATGTAAAACACATTTTATTTAGTACTCAAAAATAATAACACCGCCAGACTCTCCAATATTTCCGCTACCATTACCCGATCCACCGTTGTTACCATCAGCACCTTTTCCAACACCATAAGCGGGACTAGCACCACCACTTCCTAAACCGGTGCCATATGGACCCTCTCCCTGATTTCCTGTCCAATTATGAGGAAATTGACTGTTTGTAGAAGATCCGCCAGGGCCACCAATGTAAATATAAGATTGTCCTCCACCGCCACCACCGCCGCCAGTTAAGGTTACTCCTGTTCCACCAGGATTAAAAGTGCTATTACCACCATTACCTGCAGCATATGCAATGGTAAATGTAAAGTAAGATCCCCAATATCCAGCAGCACCACCACTTCCAATGGTTATAGCAGCGGAAGAACCCATTTCGGTGGAATTGTAGTAACGCCAAGCACATCCACCAGATCCTCCACCAGCACCACCATAAGAATTATCACGAGCAGAACTACCACCACCTCCTCCAATACAAAATACCAACCAGTTAGTTGCTCCTGAAGCTGGTGTAAAAGTTGCGGAAGAAGTATAAACATATACTACTCCAGGTCCACCGCCACCACCAGTAAGAGTAGTCCAAGTAGGTAAAGATCCAGAACCTTGGCTAGTTAGTACCTGACCACTGCTTCCTGCATTGGTCCCACCAATTGTCCATGACCCAGCACTACCAAAAGATAATACCGTAGTTCCACTAGTATTTTTAATATTAGATACTTTGTGATTAGACATTTTTAGAACTCAAAAACAACAACACATCCGCCAGTTCCATAATCTCCGTTACTATTAGTACCATCAAACGTTCCATCACCACCTCTTCCTGCACCCCAAAATAGACTGCCACCACCCCCTCCAGGAGATGCACCCCAGTAATTTTTTCCACTATTTCCTTTCCAATCCACTTGACTATTTGTAGTACTTCCACCTTGACCAGTATTAGATCCGGCACCACCAGTTATGGTTACTCCTGTTCCACCCGGATTAAAGCTGCTGCTATTACCATTATTTCCATAATTTGGGGTAGTGCTGGTGTAAGTCCCACCACTACCACCACCTCCAATGGATATAGCAGCGGAAGAACCCATTTCGGTGGAATTGTAGTAACGCACAGCACATCCGCCAGAACCACCACCAAAACCTCCGTTAGAAGTAGATCTTGAAGAAGATCCAGCACCTCCTCCAATACAATATACCAAGAAGGCAGTTTTTCCTGAAGTTGGTGTATAAGTATAAGATGCGTTTGAGAAGTAGTACTGGCCAGCAAAAACTTGAATTGTTGGAGCACCACCACCAGAAAGAGTAGTCCATGAAGGAGGGGAAGAAGATCCGTTACTCTGTAGTACCTGACCACTGGTTCCATAATTGGCACCATTAAATCCAAATGCTCCGCCAGATGAAAACTGTAGATTTGCAGGTGTTCTACCAGGATATGCTAGTTGATCAACTTGTAGTATAGACATTTTTAGTACTCAAAAACAACAACTAAACCATTAGAACCAGCGTTTCCACTGCCATTACTTCCACCGGTATTGGCATCGGCTCCTCTTCCGCCACCATGAAATATACTAGCACCACCTCGTCCGATATAATAAGTGGAATAAGAGGAATTTGGATGATCTCCAGCTTGACCTTTCCAATTATATCGACCGTTTGTAGCAGTACCTCCAAGTCCATTTGCACCACCACCCTCACCGCCGCCGCCAGTTAAGGTTACTCCTGTTCCACCAGGATTAAAGGTAGTGTCTCCACCATTACTTCCAGCAGTTATATAATAATTTCCAAGAAAACCTGTGTAACTTCCAGCAGCACCACCAGTTCCAATAGTTACAGAAGCGGAAGAACCCATTTGAGTGGTATTGTAATTGTACCAAGCACATCCGCCAGAACCACCACCCCAACCAGCAGAAGTGGTAATAGAACCAGAAGAACCGCCACCTGCTCCAATACAATACACTATAAAAATAGTTTTTCCTGAAGTTGGTGTAAAAGTTCCGGAAGAAGTAAATACTTGAATTGATGGAGTTCCTCCAGGAGCATCACCCCAAATCGGATATGTATTAACACCTTGACTTTTTAGTACCTGACCACTGGTTCCATAACTGGCGCTGTTAAAACCAAGTTGCCCACTAGAACCAAAAGTTATAGATGGTTGGTTGTATCCAGCATATTCAATCTCAGTTACGTCAAATTTACTCATCTAATTTATCGACCTTACTTTGAGTATTTATAGTAATGCTTCATAAAAATACATTAGAACTCCAAGATTACTACTAATCCGTTTTCGCCCGATGATCCATTATAAGCTACATTAGCCGTTGTAGGATTTGCACCATTTCCGCCACGACCCCCACCCCAGAAAGTGGAAGCTCCTCCGGGACTAAAGGAGTTCATATTATTAGTAGGACCTGAGGTATCAGTATCATAGCATCCAGCTCCTCCTGTATTTCCACTAATAGTGAATAGTCCTCCTGATGAAGATCCACCAGCACCGGGAAGACTGCCTGAATTCGCCAATGGCAGCCCGCCGGACGTCAGGGATTGGGCACATTGACCTCCGTTGCCTGTAATTATAGTACCAGATGGCGTAGTAAATGTTGTATTTCCTCCATTTGTTCCGGGAGTCGTATACTGAAATGGTGCTCGTCCGAAGCCAAAAAGCCCGCCGCCGCTACCAGGGTCAAACACGGCCGTACCACCGCCACCACCAGCGCCGATATCGATGCTAGCAGCAGACTGAGCATTACCATTAGCATCAGGATTAAAATCATTGATGCTGAAAATACGAAAAGCACATCCACCGCTTCCGCCACCAGCACCCCCATATATTCTATGAATATAAGAGGTGACATTGTTGAGGGTAGTGGAATTATAGTAGTGATAACCACCACCACCACCGCCACCGCCTCCAACAGCCCAAACCATAAAGGTGGTTTTTCCTGAAGTTGGTGTATAAGATCCTGAAGTAGTAAAAACTTGGGCTGTTGGACTAGAACCACCAGATGCATTGATTGCAAATGCAGCAGCAGATATCGCGCTAAAGGAAATATTGTTGCCAGCAGTAACTGTTACGGTATCGGTAAAGGTTCCATCAGATAAATTCAGATTAACATTATTCCCATTAGCTGCTGCTTCGAAAGTATATCCAGCACCTTGCAAACTAGATAACGTTGTCCACTGTGGAGCATTATTCGTATCATTGTAGGCAAGAACCTGATTAGTCGCATTTGGGTCTGCAAGGAATACTGTGGTATTTGCTGCAGATTGATAAGGAATAGATCCAGCAGCACCACCAGCAAGATTTGTTGCCGTAGTTGCCGTAGTTGCATTTCCAGAAAAAGTTCCATCAAATGTATTGGCATAAACAGTATTCCATCTGTTTGATGTACCACCTAAATTGTATGCTACATTTGTTATGGGTAATAGACTAGTATCTGCCCTACCAATAAATGATATAGTATTTGTATTTAATCCACCTAAATCTACATTACCATTAGCATCAAGTAATCCACCAATAGTAGTTCCACCACTAATAGTTAATGAATCTGTAGATGGGGTATATTGGATTCCACCATCAGTATAAAGACTTTCATAACCTGGTGATGTGTTATTTGAGTTAACAAATGTTAGGAAATGAGATCCTGTTGATGCCGTCGATTGGGTTAAGATCGTATCTGATTGTGCTACAGTAGCGGTAGAAAAATTAATTCCAATATTTCCTGCCGCAGTAAGTCTTCCTTTAGAATCTACAGTAAATGTTGGTATTGTTGTAGCAGACCCATAAGATCCTGCAGTAACACCAGTATTAGCCAGAGTTAGTGGTAGAACAACATTGGCAGTTCCATTAAAGGACACTGGTCCAGCACTTCCGTCTCCAGAGATGCTAAAGTTTCTAGCGGTTTGTAATGCCGTAGCAGTGGCGGCATTGCCACTGACTGTGCCTGAAATAGTAGTGGCATCTATAGTACTAGCATAAACAGTACCCCATCTGTTTGATGTACCACCTAAATTTAATGTTCCATTGGTTGATGGTAATACACTACTATCAACTCTACCTGTAAAGGTTATGGTATCCGTTGATAAATTACCTAAATCTACATTGCCATTAGCAGTTAAAACTCCATTAATAGTAGTTCCACCACTAATACTTAATGAATTTGTAGATGGGTTATATAGGATTCCACCATCGGTATAAAGACTTTCATAAGCTCCTGGTGATGAGTTATTTGTGTCAACAAATGTTAGATAATGATTGGCATTTGTTGCCGTTGCTGCAGTTAAGATCTTATCTGATTGTGCTACTGTAGCGGTAGAAAAATTAACTCCAACAGATCCTGCAGCAGTAAGTCTTCCTTTAGAATCTACAGTAAATGTTGGTATTTGTGTAGAAGATCCATAAGATCCTGGAGTAACAGTAGTATTATCCAGAGTTAGTACCAGATCAACATCACCAGTTCCATTAAAGGATACATCTGGAGCATCTCCGTCTCCAGAGATGCTAAAGTTTCTGGAGTTTGCTAATGCCGTAGCAGTGTCGGCATTTCCACTGACTGCGCCTGTAATAGTAGTGGCATTTATAGTATTGGCATAAACAGTATTCCATCTGAGTGATGAAGCACCTAAATCGCGTACTCCATTTGTTGATGGCAATAGATTAGTATCTGCTCTACCAATAAATGATATACTATTTCCACTTGATCCACCTAAATCTACATTGCCATTAGCACCAAGTAATCCACCAATAGTAGTTCCACCACTAATACTTAATAAATCTGAAGATGGGTTATATTTGATTCCATCATCAGTATAAAGATTTTCATAAGATCCTGGTGATGAGTTATTTGTGTCAACAAATGTTAGGAAATGATCGGCATTTGTTGCCGTTGCTGCGGTTCGGATCGTATTTGCTTGTGCTACTGTGGCGGTAGAAAAATTAATTGGGGTACTTCCTGCCGCAGTAAGTCTTCCTTTAGAATCTACAGTAAATGTTGCTACTTGTGTAGCAGATCCATAAGATCCTGGAGTAACAGTAGTATTAGCCAGAGTTAGTACCAGATCAACATCACCAGTTCCATTAAAGGATACATCTGGAG